GACCAGGCTGCTTAGTAAAATCATGTACTACAACTGGCTCGGAAGCCATTTCCACGATATAAGCTGGATGGGGACGATACAATTCCGCTCCGAGAAGTTTCGGGAAATCGTTATCTATAAACATTAGACGTTTTGGTTATACAGCACGAAGCTGTTGATACCTGTGGAAATAAATCCACTAGAACTGGAAAATAAATTCCATTATAAAAATTATAACAAGGCTTAATAAACTAGCTTATATAAGTTTAATGGCTACTTAAATTCTATTGAAGTCAGAATAACCTGTAGATGGTATATATCCATCGGGTCTTCCTAAAGCACCCATATGGATTCCTGAAGGTTGCATAACAGGACCTCTGTTACCTTGTCCATTTTGTCTTTTATATGCATTTGCAGAGGAAACTGCCATTTGTGCAAGTCTTTGATTCATTTTTTTAAAGAAAAAAAGGGGGTAGAAGTAACTACCCCTTATTTGATGTGTTTTTTATTATTCCATTACAAGGAGCTTCTGACGGAACACCTCAGGATTTTGCTGGGCAGCACTTAAATACTTCCATGCATTTTGAGGATCTCTATCAGCAGCAGTACCAAAGTTATTCCAGAAATCCTTTGGAGAAGATGCAGCTTGAGGCTGTGGTGGAGCAGGCATCTGAGGACGCTGTGGAGCAACAGCTTGTGGTCTAGCAGCAGCTTGTGGTCTAGCAGCAGCTTGTGTTCTAGCAGCTCCCTGTCTTTGGAACTGTTGACCTACAGCCTGACGAGCTGGAGCAGCAGGAGCCTGACGAGTAACAGGATGAGGACCTTTAGGACCAAAGAACTTAGTCGTATAGTCAGCTAAAACATTAGGATCGGTAAGGATCTTTGTGTACTTTTTATGCTCAGCATTTAACTGCTTTAAAAGACCTACACCTCGCTTTAATTGTGCATCAGTCTTTATTAAAGAATCTTCTACTTTGCATGCATAATCATTAAGGATAGCTGGAGCATCAGCACCAAAATGATCAATTACCTGAAGACTTGCGTTGCTTACCCCGCTTGCCGCTAGTTGCTCCGCTGTTATCCCCGTAGATGTTTGGGAAGAGGCGTTGGAGTAACCCTGGTTGTTGTTGATCCCAGGCGTAGAGGTCGGCTGAACCGGGTTGCTGTATTGGGTTGTTGGTTGGGAAGTGTAATTTGCCTGCCCTGCTGTTTGGCTCTGATTCGACTGTTGACCCTGGAAGGGGAACTGGACTGGTGAACTCAGGAGACCTACCACCTTGTTGAAGGCTTCCTTGTATGGATTGTCCTGTTGTTGGGGTGCCTGCGATTCCTGGTAGCTTGACGGAGTAGGGCTGTATTGTGGAGCCGCTATCCCCATCTGCGCTTGCGCTTGTGGAGCTGGTGCCGCCATTGGCTGGGATGTTGCCACCCATTGGGGTGTTGTACCCACCACTGGTGCCTGAGCCGCTGACTGAGCCGCTGGAGCCACGTAGCTGGTCGGCTGGGTCTGGGATACTTGGGGTGCCGATTGGGTCGGCGCTACGGTAGCGTCCTGCATAAGTTAGTTCCTTTTGTAGCTGTTCGAGAGTCTTATATAAAAATGGAGTGAGATCTAATCTCGGATCTGCAGCCATCGGTAAATTCGGTTGCTGCGGATGTGGTGTTCTCATTTCTTGATTGGCTAAATCAATGAAAGCGGAGAATGCCCTCTGTACCTCCCCTACCATTCTAAACGGATAACCAGATAACATTGTTGCTATCTCGTCGTCAGTTTTGGAAGGAAATAGATACTTCAGTGCTTCTATGCTATCAACGCCTAATTCTTGTAGGTTTCGTGTGAAGATAGATTGATTCAATTTATCTTGTGGAGTATCCTCATAAACAGGACCCATCCACCGCCATATAACTGTTCTATCACCGTCTGGAGCTAGTCCTACAACACCGTCTGGTATCTCTCCTGTTTCTAATGCAAGATCTACTGCTTGTTGTAATTTAACCTCATATTGCATTTTCCCTTTTTCATATTTTGCAACTGCTTTTTCATCAGATAAATCTTCAGGAATAAGTGGATATTTAATACCAGAAACAAAAGCAAGCGACTTCTTAAATATTTGCTCTTCTTGGAAAATGATTAATTCAAAAACCTTACAAATTCCATAGGTATATAACTGCAAACATTTCTTTTTAGCAGTAGCACTGACACGTCCATAAGCCGATTTAATCTCGGTTGCTGTGACATTAGTAATACTTAAGTCATCTATTCCTCCTAAAGCCAACCTGAGCTCACTACGTAGCTGTTCTGCATACCTTGCTTGGTCTGTACTAACCGCATTCGGTGTAATGAAACCAACACGATCAGCTGGCTCCAAATTTGCAATGACTCTTGGAACACGAAGACCTGAACCTGGTTTACCTATATAACCTGGCTGTGTTCTATTTATGGGATCTTGTTTAAATGTCGAACTAGAAAGAGAAAACTCTGATTGGAATCCTGATTGACTAGAAATACTTGGTCGCTGTACTGCAGCATCGTCTGAATTTTCAACAATATCTTGCTTAGGACGAGAAGAAAGTAATGTTGGATTACCAAAGAATGAAAGGTTAGCTCTAATGTTTTTAACCATTTCATCATGAGCGATGATTTGATTACCTAACCATTCAAATTCTCCTGCGCCATCAGTTCCAAACGCATCTGGATTGTTAAATACTTCAACACATGGAATAAACTCCATTGTGTTTTCTAAAACCTTTTTATTTAACGTACTAAACGACGTATTATCCTGATCAAAAGTGATTTCTTGTTCACTATGAAACTCTTCAATTTCCGTTGCAGTAATCCGTAAACGCATATAACGTTTATCTGTATTTAAACCAACTCCCTTGAAACCTTTCTTAGCACGGACTTTATAACCATAGATAATGATGACTTCTTCTAAATCACCTTCTGGCGTGTAATACGTTCTATATGCATCTTTATCAAACCAATAAATTCTATATGTTTTATTTGTAGGTCTGATATAAAACAACCCTTTACCATAAGCTAAAAATCTATCCCAAATTGAATCAAGTCTTGCATCTAATTTATTGAATTTAATAACCTGTTGAATAAAATCAAATCTCTGAGTTCCTAAGTTATCCTGTTGTGGGAAAAATTCGACTCCTTGCCTTATCCCAAACATCTTCATTTGAGATAAATGGGCATTGATCAGCATAGTATCTGCTGGTCCCGATCCATCCTTCTCTATAACCGCTTTAACGATAGAATCGATTGCGGATTTAGTATTACTATCGCTCATGAGTGTTTAGAAATTTGGTCTATTCTTCAATGTTGTAACCAGCGTGTAGACGTCTCAAAGTGATAACGTCATCCTCTACTTCAACTTCAAATCTTTCATTAGGCTGTATAGCCATGTCGTGACAGATTTCATCGTTAAGAGGAATTACTGCAGAACCATAAGCATCTTGCTCTAGTTCGATCTTGTAATAACTAGGTGACATTGGGAAGTGGTATTTCTAGTTTAAATCGTCAATACTCTAACTCTAGTTTTCCTTTGGTCATTAAGCCATTACAGAGCCAAACTAAAGCATCAACACAATCGTCATGAGAACTAACACCAAAATTCACAATCTCATCGGTTAAAGCAGAGAACTTTCGATATTTATTAAATATAATTTTCCTCTGCTCAAATAAACCCATAATTCCCCTAAAACGTGCAACTTTATCTCCTCTAAATCCTTTAACAGGATGCCAAAGAACGTTATACAATCCTTGTTCTCCGAGACATATTCGTTTAAAATCAGCTTCTAAAGAAGCCTGATAAGCAACAGCTTCTGACCAAATATGAATAGAACTTCCTGTAGGAAAATAATTGTCTCCATCTTTATGTACAACACCCCATTCCTCCAGCATTTCCATTAAAGCTTCTAATTTATCCAAGTTCCCCATAATCCTTATTCTTTTACAATCAATAATATGAATTTTGTTACCAATCCTTCCACCCATTACAAAAACAGTAAAATCATTCTGTTCTCGTACACCAGCAGAAAGATCAACTCCAATACCCATTTGATCAAATTGAGTCGAAATATTTCCTTTAACTATTAAATCTGGAGAAAGAGATAACTCACTAGTCTGTACGATTTGATTTTGATACTGAAAACTAAAAGCAACAGGAGCTTGGCGTCTCCTATCTCGTAAATACTCTAAAGACCACATATCAGGCCAATAAGAAATCTCTTCACCATCCTTATCAACAGTGATTGCAGATTGAACTATTTGTACCCAATCATTAGCTGGAGTAAAAGTACTGTTATGAATATCATCATGTCTAAAACGTGTACCTAAACAAATAGCTCTACCACCTTCAAACATAGTAGGAACTATGACGGAGTTCCAGTTATCTTGCATAGCTTGGCGAATATCCCTATTCTTAATGTCATCAGCACTCTTGATAGCGTCATCAATAATACAAAGATGAGAACGTTTAGATGTCACAGCACCTTTTAGTCCTGCACAACAAACAGTAAATTCTTCTTCACCAGTAGATTTAATTCCTGCAAATTTCCAATCAATACTCCAATACTCATTAGAGTTAATACCTTTAGCAATCTTTACTCTGGGAAAGATTTCACGGTAAGTTTTACTTTCATCTATGATTCTTTTAATAGCTGCACTCTTAGGTCTAGCAACATCAACTGTGTAAGAAATATATAAAACTTTTAAAGGTAATTTGTTTAACGCATGTACTCCAACTGTCCAAGCTGTATATAAACCAAGAATTGTTGATTTAGCACTACCCCTTGGAGCCAAAATATCAATATTTGGTCCACCAATACCAACTAAACATTCACTATCTTCTCCTGTACATAAATAACGATGCCACTCTCGATGGTGAGCTGCAGGAGGTTTATCACCTACAACATCACAAAAATATGCAAAATCTGTTCTTGCACGTTCTACATCAATAGAAGATGTTTTTTTAACAACTTGTTGTTTAGCAGCAGCTCTCGCAGTTCTGCGATAAACGCTGTAAATACTTGTACCTGCCATGCACGTAGCATAGCCTAAGAATCTCTAACTTTCTTCTTGTAATATTTTTGTCCAGACTCCCATTGATGCTTCTTGTAATGGACCTTCAATTGGATCATCACGGAAAATAGTTAACATCTCACGCAAAGCTCTATCTGCACCAGCAAGAATTAAACCTTGTTTATCCATTAATACCTTCTCATCTCCTATTTGTTTTATAGAACCTCTCAATTCTTTTTGGAGCATTGCAATCCTTGCAGTACCCATATCTTGTTTAACCATTCCCATGTCAATTGCTTGACGTAACTTTGCAATATCTTCTTGCATATTATCTATCTCTTGTTCTAATAAAATATTAAAATTACGCTTTTTAAATTTCTTTTTAGACCATTCATCACACTCAACTATTGTTCCTTTAAAACCAAGGAATCGTGAGTATAAATAAATTTGTATTGGGGAAGCTGTTCGTTTACAAAAAGCTAGAAATGATTCTCGGTCTTTGTCTGTTAAGGAGCTAACCCATTTGTTCATGCTTTGTAAGCCGTTTGTGCTTGGCCGTAATCTCTTGCTTCTTTATAGCGACGGAACATCTCTCTTTGCAAGTCTGTTTCTCGAACTTCCTGACCTTCTACCCTTCTTGATGCACGAGTTTGTGCTCCTGTCTCAGCTATACCTGCCCTTTGCTCTTGTCCTGCAACTCTAGCTGACGCTCTTTGCTGTGTTCCTTGTTCTGCCATTCCTGCACGTTGTTCTTCACCAGCAACTCTGGTAGATGCCCTTTGTTGATAACCTGTTTCAGCCATACCAGCACGTTGCTCTTGCCCTGCAACTCTGGCTGATGCTCTTTGCTGTGCTCCGCCTTCTGCTAAATCAGCTCTTCTTTCCTGACCTGCTACTCTTTGGCCTAAACGCTGTTGATAACCTGACTCTCCTAATGTCATTCTCTGCTGTCGTCCCGTTTCAGCAGTTCCAAGACGGTTTTGTAGCCCTTGTTCTGCCATACTCATCCTTGTTTGTAGTCCTTGTACCCCCATTCCTAATCTTTGTTCCTCTCCTGCAACTCTCGCACTTAAACGTTGCTGCTCTCCTCCCATCATCTGACCTAATCGGCTTTGCGTTCCTGCAGCCTGACCTTTTCTAATCTCTTGATCAGTATAAAATTCTCGTTGAATACGATCTAATTCTGCAGCAGTTTCTAAATTTAATTGTTGTTGAGTATTCTGTATATCCATCAAAGCAATTTGAGATTGCAAAGAAGGATCATTTATTCTTGTAATATCTTGAGCACCTCCTCCTGTATCATCATCATCATCTGTCAAATTACCTACAGCATTATTTTGAACGCCAGTTAAAAAATCTTGAGCAAATTGTGAACCTACTTGCTTTACGTCGTTACTCATAACTACTGATATTTTTTTCTATTCTACTGAACGTGAATGGTTAACCAGCTACGTTGCGTAAACCAGAATAACGCTCTAACCCCCTAGATGTTGCATTCGCTATATTTGCTAGTGCCTGAGATCTAGTAAGTAAGGCACCAACATAATTATTCCTAGCTTTTTCCATTCTCTGTTGTAACAAATCAGGTCTCTCATATTGAGCTTGCATTACCCTCCTCCAAGTCGCATCATTTACAATTTTTTCATACTGAGGAAAAGCAGTTAAGAAACGATTTAATTCATAGTCATTTAATTTGTTTAATTGTTCAAAAAGATAAGCATCTTGTACCCTTTGACTTTCAATACGTTTACGAGTTTGCTCAGGACTTGGGAGTGCATCTCCGCCTAAATCTGCTCTACGTTTTTGCTTTAATATCTCTTTTTGTTGATACTCTTCTAAAGGTATCCGATCTTGACGATCATAATCATATTTATTACCAGAAACTAGATCTCTTAAACCAGCAAGAAATTTACCAAAACCTGTAGGTTGGTCAGTTTGAACTACTATCTTTTTCCTATTTAAAGGACTACCTTCTACTATTATTTCTGTCCCCTCTGGAAGAGGTACATCTTCTACTGAGTACGTGTCATAAACCAAAGGATCTTTAAGATTTATATCTCTTCCACCTCCATAAGAAGTATCTAAGCCAGTAAGAGCACCTAGCTTATATGCATCTATTAAGTCATTTATTTGTGCCATTGTTTAAACGTAATTGTATTGCTGAGTCAATGCTTGACCAGCTTGTTGAGCTCCTGTAAGACCCATACCTAAACCAGCAGCTTGTGCAGCT